AGACTTAAGTCCTTTATATGATAGTTTAAGTGAATGTATTTTAGAAATAGAAGATCTTAAGAATGAGCTAACTACTATTGTAATGACACAAACTAGTACAAGCTCAGGAGCAAGAGATAAATGGGATACACCAGAGGTCAAGTTGCAAACAGGTAAAAAGGGTCGATTAAGAAAAGATAGATATAGCTCCTTGGTAATAGCAAATATGTTAGCTAGACAAACAAGACAGCAATTAGCTAGACCAGACTATGATGTTATAGGCGGAAACAGGATAGAGATAGTGAATCAAGAAGGAGATATGTACAAAGGCCCAGAATGGTTCACAGGAGGAGCAAATGATGATTTTTATACTGGCATCTATAAATAAAAAGTGTATAATAAATTAATGGAATTGCAATACTATTACAATTGAAATGAAACACTATGACAAAAAACTACCCTAAAAGTGACGCCATTCAGGATAAATCTCTAGTAGGCGAAGAGGCTTACATAGCATGGGGAGATGATTTAGCTTCTAAACAAGAGGCTTTAAGCAAATCTTCAGAGTCTATGGAAGAATACGTTGGTATAGATCATACTACAGCTATGCGTAGACATGGTTTAGATTATTCTAATCTGTCTACAAATACTTCGGGTAAACCAGGATTGACCCGTACAGATTATGATTTCTTCAGACCAGACGAAGCAGTACCTCGAAAAATTAAAGGAATAATGAAAAGGGCAGAGGACATATACCAGAGAGTTGGTCTCGTTAAAAACGTGGTTGACTTAATGGGGGACTTTGGCGCACAGGGTATTAGATTGGTTCATACAAACAAACGTATTGAGAGATTTTATAGAAAGTGGTTTAAAAAATGTAAGGGTAAAGAAAGAAGTGAAAGATTTCTTAATAACCTTTATAAAAGTGGTAATGTTGTAATGAATAGACAGACAGGTAAATTAAGTCTAAAAGTTACAGATAAATTATTTAAAAGTGTTGCAGCTCCGGATTTGATAATTAATGATTTAGAAGATGTACAGCTTCAAAAAAGAGAAATTCCATGGAGATATACATTTATTGATCCTGTTTATGTAGATGTGTCAGCAGGTTCTTTATCCTCTTTTGTAAGTGATAAAAGATATGAGCTAACTATACCTGGAACTCTACGAAAGATGATCAATGCTCCTAAGAGTCAAGCAGAAAAAGATGTTATAGCTCAATTACCTGACGCTATTTTGGAAGCAGCACAAGCCAGAAAAGCATATCCATTAGATCCTCAAAAGACTATGGTTTATCACTATAAGAAAGATGATTGGCAAAGATGGGCTTTCCCTATGATCTATTCTATTATGGATGATATTACTGTTATTGAAAAGTTAAAGTTAGCGGATATGGCAGCTTTAGATGGTGCTATTTCTAATATTCGTATATTTAAGTTAGGAAGTCTAGAACATAAAATTGCTCCTACGAAAGCAGCAGCAGCAAAGCTTGCTAATATTCTTGGTAACAATGTTGGTGGAGGTACGATGGATTTAGTTTGGGGTCCAGACATCGAGCTTATGGAATCTAGAACTAATGTACATCAATTCTTAGGCGAAGCAAAATACACTCCACATTTAAATTCAGTATATGCAGGTTTAGGTATTCCTCCTACACTTACTGGAACCTATGGGGCTGCTGGTACAACTAATAACTTTATCAGTCTTAAAACTTTGACACAAAGACTACAATATGGTAGAGATGTTTTAACAGAATTTTGGGAAAGAGAAATCGCATTAGTTCAAAAAGCTATGGGTTTCAGGAGTCCAGCTAAAGTAGAATTTGATAGAATGGATTTATCTAATGAAGAAGCTGAGAAATCTTTATTGATTCAGTTAGCAGATAGAAACATCGTATCTGATGAGCTTATACAAACTAGATTTGGTTTCGATCCAGACATGGAAAGATATAGATTGAACAGAGAAGACAGAGATAGAAAGAAAGATAAAATGGTTGGAAAAGCTAGTCCATATCATGACCCTGAACCTGAAAACGCACTTAAGAAAATCGCTTTACAAAGCGGAGTTGCCTCACCTAGCGAAGTTGGACTAGAACTTGATCCTAAGAAAGAAGGAGAGAAAAGTTCACTCGAAATGCGGCAAAAGCCAAAACCAACAAAGTTGGCAAAAGATTCGCCAGAATCTTTGCCTGGAGAACCGCAGCAAGGACGACCCAAATTATCGAAAGATACAGAGAAACGAAAAGAACGAACGTTCTCGCCCCAGACAGGAGCATCATTGCAGCTATGGGCTACCGAAGCTCAGGGAAAGATAAGCGAAATTATAAATCCAATATTGCTTGATTTCTTTGGAAAAAATAATCTCAGAAGTTTATCTAATGATCAACTTAAAGAACTCGAAAACGTCAAGAGTAGTATTCTTTTCAATATCAAACCATTCTGCACAATAAATTCCGAAACTATTACAGAAAAATTAAACGACTTAAATTATGCAGAGTTGACCGCTTATAGTGTATGGTTAAGACAGTTGGCTTCACAATTAAATAGAGATTTGTCTGTTGATGATCAAAAGCAGGCAAAATCTAGTTTTTATTGCACATTGAATAACAAATAAAAGGTATACTTTATGATTATATATCCACAAGAAAGTGATGATGGTTTAGCAGGTAAAATATCTGCTTCTAATAGTATTTCTTATGCTTCTATAGTTGAACCATGCGATATCACACCAACTCAAAAGTCTAAAATTAAAGTGTCTGCATCTGTTAGTGATGCTGATTTATATTATGTACAATCTATCTTAGTTAGCTCATCATGGAATAGAAATGATGATATTTTTGATAAATCTGAGGTTTGGGCAGCCAGAGCCACCCCAGAAGATAAGCCTACTAATTTAGAACATGATGAAAATACAATTATTGGTCATATCACTTCTAATTGGCCTATTGATACAGAAGGCAAGACTATTGCTGAAGATATCGATATGGATGATTTGCCAGAAAAATTTCATATTGTTACTGGATCAGTTATCTATAAAGCCTATAGTACTCCTGAACTTAAGGAGAGAGCAGAAAAGCTGATTGCTGAGATTGAAAATGGCACTAAATATGTAAGTATGGAGTGTTATTTTAAGGGTTTTGATTACGGCTTAACAAATAAAGTTACAGGCGAATATAAAGTTTTAGCTCGTAATGAAGACACAGCTTATCTCACCAAATATCTTAGAGCTTATGGTGGTTCTGGTGAACAAGACAATTACAAACTTGGTAGAGTTTTGAGAAGTATTACATTTAGTGGTAAAGGTTTTGTTGACAAACCAGCAAATCCGGATAGTATAATATTTCAAAGACAAATGATTGATGATTTATTTGAAGAAAAAAATGACAATTTATTAAATTCAGGTGTAGTAGATAATAAGCCCATAACTAGCGAAGACACGGAGAATATCATTATGAGTGAAAATATAGAAAAACAAGTTGCAGAAATTAGTGATAAGTTAGACACTGTTGCAGCTAGTTGTGACCAAACAGAGGAAGCAAAAACGTTAGCTTCTGAACTAGAGAAAACCAACCAAACCCTAGAGGCAGCTATGAAAGAAAAAGAAGAAGAACTCAAAAAAGAAAAGTCAAAGTCTGAAGAACTAGAAACTCTTGCCACAAAGATGGAAGAAGAGAAGGCTAGAAAAGAAGAAGAAATGGCTGAAGAGAAAAAGAAGGCCAAAGTAAAGGCTGAAGAAGTTGAAGCCGCAATGAAGGAAAAAGATGAGGAGCTTAAGAAGGTTAAGTCTGAATTAGAAGAAGTAACCGAAGCTCTTACAGCTATGAAAGAAGAAGAAATGGCCAGAAAGAAGGAAGAACAAATGGCCAAAAGAAAAGCCAATTTGGTTGAAGCGGGTCTCGAAGACGACGCTGCTTCCGCTGCTGTTGAGAAATTTGAAAGTCTCGATGATGATTCCTTTGAAGCTGTTCTTGCGGCTATGACTGCTGTCAAGCCAAAGAAAGAAGAAAAAGCTGAGAAAAAAGAAACTGAGGCAGGAATGCCACCAGCTCTTAAAGAAGCTTTAGAAAAGAAGAAGCAAGAAGAAAAAGAAAAGGCTTCAGAATCAGACGAACTTGAAGAAGCTGAATCAGCTTTAGAAGAAGTTGAAGCTGAAGAAACCGTTGATCTGAGCGTCGGAAGTGACGAATCAGAAACAGAATCAGCAGAAGCTAGTGTTCGCGCAGAACTTGTAGAATTTGTAAGTGCTAGACTCGGTAACACCTCAAAATAGGGAGATAAAAACATGGCTCTAAAACCAGATCGTATCGAAACTCAAACTGATGTATCTTTCTTCTCAGACGCAACTGCCACTCGTGGTGGTGTAGCTTCTGTAAAGACAGCTGGATCAGGTGTTTCTATGGATGATTCCAGTGCAGTTGCTGAATACACTGCAGCTTTAGCAAATGCTAATCCTGTCGGTATTCTTCTTAATGATGTTGTTGATCTTGATTTGACAAGACAGCACATTAACTACCACAAAGATGAAGTTCAAAAGGGTGGCAAAGTTACTTTGCTACAACTTGGTCAAGTTACCACAAGTAACATTGATACCGGTGCAGTTCCATCTGCAGGTTCAGGTGCCTTTGTTCACAATAATGGTAACATTTCAACTTCTGGCGGTGGTGCCAGAGTTGGTACATTCTTGAGTAGCAAAGACTCAGACGGGTTCGCCAAAGTCGCTATTAACATTGCCTAACTTTTAAAAGGGAGAAAATTAACATGTCAGCAGAAACTAAAGCATTTCAACCAACTCCAGAACTGACTGATCTTTTAGTCAAGTCTGGTTCACAGCACAGAGAAACTTCTCTTGCAGCTAATGCAGAGTTTGCAAAAGCGCTTGAGCAGCCACTCCGTCAAGGTGTACTTAGTGGAAACATCCTCGATGGTATCTTTGAACCAATTCAGTTGGCTCAGAGTGCTACTCCTGAGTTCCCACTTGATTTCTTAGCCCCAGGTACAGAAAAGGACTTTGTTGCCTATACTATACCTAATCATGGCTATATTCCAGAACGTCACGTCGAAGGCGATTACGTCATGGTTCCTACTTTTGATATCGGTGCAAGCATCGACTATCTCTTAAAGTATGCCCGTGATGCTCGTTGGGACGTAGTCGGTCGTGCAATGGAAGTTCTTGAAGCTTCCTTTGTCAAGAAGATGAATGACGATGGATGGCACACGCTGCTTGCAGCTGGTGTTGATCGTAACATCGTTGTTTATGATAGCGATGCAGCTAGTGGTCAGTTCACTAAGAGACTCGTTTCTCTTCTTAAGACTGTCATGCGTCGTAACGGTGGTGGCAACTCTGCCAGCAATAACAGAGGTGCTCTTACCGATTTGTATGTCTCTCCAGAAGCTATGGAAGACATTCGTAACTGGGGTGTTGATCAGGTTGATGAAGTTACTCGTCGTGAAATCTATACCGCTGCTGATGGTAGCGTCAATAGAGTATTCGGTGTTAACTTGCATGATCTAGACGAGCTTGGCAATGGCCAAGAATACCAGAACTTCTACGGCACTACTTTAGGTGCTGGAATGCCTTCTGGTCACAACACTGAAATTGTTGTTGGTCTTGATCTTCGCAAGAGAGACAGCTTCATCATGCCAGTGCGTGAGCCAGTACAGATCTACGAAGACGATACCCTTCATCGTCAGAAGAGAGCTGGCTTCTATGGTTGGGCTGAGCAGGGCTTTGCTGTTCTCGATAACAGAAGAGTTCTTCTTGGTTCTCTATAATCTATCTTTATAGATGTTAATAGGAAAAGCCGCCCACCAAATGGGTGGCTTTTTTTATGCTCGGGTGTATCTTATAAGTATACTAACTCTACAAAAGGTAAATTATTATGGGAGCAAGTCTTTACAATTTTGAGATTGAACAAGGCTCATCATTCAAAATGTCTTTGATTTATAAAGACAGTGCTGGAGCCGTTATAGATTTAACTGGTTGGTGTGCTAGGCTTACTTGGAGAACTAGTGCCAATTTGACACAAACCTATAAAAGTGGTAATACTGATAAAACTAGTTATGATTTTAATATAGAAGGACCTACAGGTAAAATTAATTTATTATTTCCTGCTAATACTACAAATGGATTTGATTTTAATACAGCTAAATATGATTTAGAATTACAGTCCGATGAAGATCATTACAGCCAAGGTGGTAAATTTGTTATTAGGCTACTGTATGGAACTGTAACTATACAGAGGCGATATAGTAAATCTAATCAAGCCTTGGAGTGTAATACCTAATGAGTGATTTTACTTTAGAAATTTCCGATGTAACTACTACATTAGAGATCGAAACTTCTACAGAAGATAATACTGAAAATCTAGAGGTGACTAGTACTGTTGTAAATACTGTAGAAATTCAAACAGGATTTTCTTCTAGTGTTGCTTATGCTACTGATGTTATTGGATTAAGTACTTATATATCTAATAATATGCCTATTACCCTTAGTGGAATGAAAAGTATTGCTGGAAGTGGGACAAACAGTCCTTTAAATCTTTACCATGTCGTTATTGATGGTGGTTCTCCGTAATTATATAATATAGGATAAATACTATGCCAGTTAATAATGTAATTAAATTAAGAAGAGGGGATGATTGGAGTAATAATCCTGTATTAGCAGAAGGCGAACCAGGGTTTGATACTACTAATAATATTCTAAAAGTAGGGGATGGAACTACAGCATGGAATGATTTAAATCCTATAGGTAGTGGATTAAATTATTTACAATCTCATCCTAATATATCAGCAGCAGCAAGTTCATCAGATAATAGTGGTCGTACATATATTCAGGATGTTTTGCTTGATGATAATGGTCATGTTATAGGTCTTAGTACGGCTACAGAATCAGGTTCTACTGTAGAAACAGATACTTTAGCAACAGTTACGGCTAGAGGCAATAGCACAACTACAAATTGTATTATCCCCTTTTACTATGCTAATCAAGCCGCCTTTCCTAGTGCTACTACATATCATGGAGCAATAGCCCATAGTCACAGTGACGGGGCAATGTATTTTGCACACGGTGGTGCGTGGCATAGGTTAGCAAATAGTGATGACCCGGAATCTAATGATTTATCTTCATCTGTTACTTGGGCTAATGTACCAGATACCAATATTACTGAAAGTTCTGTTATCCAACATACTGGGGCATTTAGAGTTACAGAATCTCAAATAGTAGATTTACAAAATTATTTAACATCATTCACAGAAACCAATGATTTGTCTTCAGCAGTTACATGGACTAATGTGCCAGATGCTAATATAACTGAAAGTTCTGTTGTTCAACACACTGGAGCATTCACAATTAAAGAGTCTCAAGTTGTTGACCTGAAATCTTATTTGACTTCTGAAAGTAATGATTTGTCTGCTGCTGTAGTATGGGCTAATGTTCCTGATTCTAACATTACAGAAAGCTCAGTAGTTCAACATACAGGTGCTTTACTAATAACTGAATCTCAGATAGTAGACCTGCAAAATTATTTAACTTCTCATCCTACTATAGCATCAGCTGCTTCTTCTTCTGATAATAGTGGTAGAACTTATATACAAGATATTTTATTAGATAGTAATGGTCACGTAATAGGTATAACTACAGCTACAGAAACTGTTACAGATACTAATACAGAATATACAGCAGGAACAGGACTATCGTTAGAGAGTACGGAATTCAATATAAATCCTGACTTAATTAATAGCAGAACAGAAGTGACTAGTGAAGATTCGGATTATTTATTAATTTGGGATGCTACAGATTCACAACTTAAAAAGGTAGATGCTGGTGAGTTTAGAGGTGGAGGAGGAGGAGCTACTCTGACACAAGAAGAGGTTGAAGATTTTGTAGGAGGTATGGTCACTGGTAATACTGAAACAGGTATCACCGTAACTTATCAAGACGCTGACGGAACCTTAGATTTCGTAGTAGCATCACAGACAGATGAAAACTTTACTACAGCAGATCACAGTAAACTAGATGGTATAGAAGCAGGGGCAGACGTTACTGACACTGCTAATGTTACTTCTGCTGGCGCTCTTATGGATTCAGAAGTCACAAACTTATCGCAGGTTAAGGCATTTGATTCCTCAGATTACGCTACTGCCGCCCAAGGTACCAAAGCTGATACAGCACAACAGCCACCGTCTGAAGGAGCTTTTGTAGACGGAGATAAAACTAAGCTTGATGGTATCGAAGCCTCTGCTGACGTTACTGATACAGCTAATGTTAATGCAGCTGGTGCTGTAATGAACAGTGATACTACAACTGTTGATATGAGTTTTGTCATAGACGAAGATAATATGACATCAAATTCAGATACCAAGGTTCCAACACAGCAATCTGTTAAGGCTTATGTAGATGCCAATGGTGGTGGAGGCGGTATTTCTAACATTGTAGAGGATACAACTCCACAGTTAGGTGGCAATCTAGATGCACAATCAAATAATATTAGTTCAGTAGGATCTCTGACCGCTACATCATTGATTAAATCTGGTGGCACATCTTCACAGTTCCTTAAGGCTGATGGAAGTGTTGATACTAATACTTATCTTACTTCGTTTACAGAAACCAACGACCTGTCTGCTGCTGTTACGTGGACTAATGTTCCAGATGCAAATATTACACAAGGCTCTGTAACACAACATCAAGCTGCTTTGAGTATTACGGAATCACAGATCAGTGATTTACAATCGTATTTAACTTCTTATACAGAAACAGATACTTTAGCTAATGTTACATCTAGAGGAAATACGACTACCACTACTTGTGTCATACCTTTCTTATATGCTAATCAGGCTGCTTTCCCAAATGCCAGTACATATCATGGGGCTATAGCTCATAGTCATAGCGATGGTGCGATGTATTTTGCTCATGGTGGTAATTGGATTAAATTAGCAAATGATAGTGATATATTAAATGAAGAAAAAGTAGAGGACTTTGTTGGAGGTATGTTAACAGGTAATACTGAGACAGGTATTACAGTTACATATGACGATAGCGATGGAACTATTGATTTTGTTGTGGCTAGTCAAACAGACGAAAATTTTACAACTGCTGATCACAGCAAGTTGGATGGTATTGAAGCAGGTGCAGACGTTACTGACACAACCAATGTCACTACTGCTGGTGCTTTGATGGACTCCGAGGTTACAAATCTGTCACAAGTTAAGGCTTTTGATTCCTCAGATTACGCAACTGCTGCACAAGGAACAAAAGCTGATAGCGCACAGCAACCACCATCAGAAGGTGCGTTTGTAGACGGAGACAAAACTAAATTAGATGGTATTGAAGCCAACGCAGATGTTACAGATACGGCAAATGTGACTTCAGCTGGAGCATTAATGGACAGCGAGTTAACAGACTTAGCTGGTGTTAAAGGAGTCACGATATCTACATTGCAAGTGAAGCCATCTGAAGGAGCATTCGCTGATGGAGACAAGACAAAGCTAGATGCTATTGAAGCAGGTGCGAATGTAACAGACGCAACTAATGTTGACGCAGCTGGTGCAGTAATGAATAGTGACACTTCTACTGCTAGCATGAGTTTTGTAGTTGATGAAGACAATATGTCGTCTGATTCAGATACTAAGGTTCCTACACAACAGTCGGTAAAAGCTTTTGTTGAGAATGCTGGTTATTTAACTGCACATCCAAATATTAGTGCTGCAAATTCTTCTGATAACAGTGGTAATACTTTCATACAAGATATTACTCTAGATAGTAATGGACATGTTACTGATATAGCTGTAGCTACAGCTACTGATGGAGGTGGTGGAGGAGGTATTAGTAATGTAGTTGAAGATACAACACCACAACTTGGCGGTGACTTAGGTCTTAATTCTAAAGATATAACCGGTACGGGTCATATAGACATAACTGGATCTGGACACTTTAGTGCAAAAGTTGAAGCTGATAGTTTTGTTAAAGATGGTGGTACATCTAGTCAATTCCTAAAGGCTGACGGTAGTGTAGATACCAATACGTATTCTACTACAGACACACAGCTTACAGAAGAACAGGTAGAAGACTTTGTTGGAGGTATGGTCACAGGAAATACCGAGACAGGCATTACAGTAACATATGACGACAGCGATGGTACATTAGATTTCGTAGTAGCTAGTCAAACTGATGAAAACTTTACAACAGCAGATCACGCTAAACTTGATGGTATAGAGGCTAGCGCGGATGTAACCGATACGGCTAATGTTACTAGTGCAGGTGCTTTGATGGACTCAGAAGTAACAAACTTGTCGCAAGTTAAAGCTTTTGATTCTTCAGATTACGCCACCGCTGCACAAGGCACTAAAGCTGACAGTGCTCAGCAACCCCCATCTGAGGGAGCATTTGCAAATGGAGATAAAACCAAATTAGATGGTATTGAGGCTTCTGCTGACGTAACAGACACAGCGAATGTCACTAGTGCTGGTGCTCTTATGGATTCTGAAGTTACTAATCTGGCACAAGTTAAAGCTTTTGACTCCTCAGACTATGCTACTGCCGCACAAGGAACAAAAGCCGATAGCGCACAACAGCCACCATCAGAAGGTGCATTTGTTGATGGAGATAAAACTAAACTAGACGCAATTGAGGCTAATGCTACTGCTGATCAAACAGACGAAGAAATACAAGATATCGTTGGGGCTATGCTCTCAAGCAATACCGAAACAGGTATTACAGTAACTTATCAAGATGCTGATGGCACTATTGATTTTGTTGTTTCGTCTCAAACAGATGAGAATTTTACTACAGCAGACCACAGTAAGTTAGATGGTATTGAAGCTAGCGCAGATGTCACAGACACAGCTAACGTAACCTCTGCTGGTGCTTTGATGGATAGTGAATTAGCCAGTATTGCTGACGTTAAAGCACTAGATCAATCAGTTATAGCAGGTGCTTCGCCTAACTTTGCTACTACTAATATGACGGATGCATCTGATAAAAGATTTATGACAGATGCTCAAGAAACTAAATTGGATTCAGTTGAGAGTAGTGCAGATGTCACAGATACTGCTAATGTAACTGCCGCAGGAGCCTTAATGGACAGTGAACTAACTGACCTTGCAGGCGTTAAAGGTGTTACAATTTCTACGTTACAATCTAAACCTTCAGAGGGTGCTTTTGCTAATGGTGACAAAACTAAGCTTGATGGTATTGAAGCCAATGCTACAGCAGATCAGACAGATGAAGAAATACAAGATATTGTTGGAGCAATGGTTTCTAGTAACACCGAGACAGGAATAACTGTCACATATCAAGACGCTGATGGAACCTTAGACTTTGTAGTTGATCATGATGCTGCTAATAATTTTGTAGCTAACGAACATATAGATCATACTAGTGTTACTTTAACGGCTGGTGATGGTCTTACTGGTGGTGGGGACATTAGTGCTAATAGAACATTTGCTGTTAGTGTTGATGATAGTACTATAGAAATTAATAGTGATGCTTTAAGAATTAAAGATGGTGCAATAACTTCTGCTAAGATAGGGGCAGGTGGGTTTGTCTTTAATGAAGCTGGCGCTTCTGTTGACTTTAGGGTTGAGGGAGATACTGACGCAAATCTATTATTTATAGATGGAAGTACAGATAGAGTTGGTATTGGTACAAATGCACCAGCATATCTTTTAGATGTTGATGGAGCAATAGGAGCAGATAGTATCACAGTTGGTGAATCAAATAAATATCTTAGTATGTTACGATCCACCGGAGGTACTTTTGGTATTGGTCGCATCCATGAACTACTTGGAACGTTTGAAGTTATGGTTGGTGCAAATACTGCCGCAGTAGAAATTACTAACCATAGTGTAGGTAGTCCTGTTGTAACTATTAATCCTGCTGGTATAGATATGGATTTTATAGTAGAAGGAGATACAGATACAGATTTATTATTCTGTGATGCTGGAAATGATATTGTACAAATTGGCAAATTAAATATCAACGGAGCTTTTACACTACCTACAACAGATGGTTCTGCAAATCAGATATTAAAGACCGATGGTTCTGGAAACGTTTCGTGGGCTGCTGATGGAGGAAGTGGAAGTTCTCTTACTGAAGAAGAAGTTGAAGATTTTGTTGGAGGCATGGTTACTGGGAACACAGAAACTTTTATTACTGTTACTTATGAAGATTCTGATGGAACACTTGATTTTGTTGTTCCCGTAAAAGATGAAGATAATATGGCTTCTGATAGCGCTACACACTTAGCTACACAGCAGTCTATTAAAGCTTATGTCGATGCAAATGCTGGTGGTGGTAGTACAAGTGTTGCTGCAATAAGTGCTAATGCTACCATTTCTTCTGATGTTAATTTGGTTACCACTGCTAATACAGATAGAACAGTAACTCTTCCCAGTGTATCTTCTGGTAAAATAGTTCGTATTAAAAAGGTTGATGCTGGTACAGGAACTGTGATTATTGCAAGAAGTGGTTCATCGACTATTGATGGTGCTACACAAGTTGCTTTGTATTCACAATTTGAAAGTATGACAATTATTTGTGATGGCACAAATTGGCATGTATTTTAATAATTTAATTTTTTAGAAGAAGGAAAGATGCGATGAAAAGCATAATACTACAAACAAATGACACGGCTATTACTGCTGATGATCAATTAGGACAAATACAATTTGCTGCATCTTCTGAATCTGATGGAAGCGCAGCACAGGATGTGTCTGCTAAAATCGAAGCTGTTGCTGAAGCAGCTTTTGGATCAGCTTCGCACTCTACAGCTCTTACATTTTCTACTGCTACTACAGACGCAAATGCTCCCGCAGAAAGAGTTAGAATTAGTAATGATGGAAAGGTTGGAGTAGGTAGTAACAGTCCTTCATTTAAATTACATGTTAATGGAGATATTGGATTAACTAATGAAGGATTTTATGCTTCTCCTACAGGTGTCAAAATAGGAACAGATGGCGTACTTATTAATGATGGTCAGACTACATTATCACATGGTAATTTTAGTGCTGATGGAGATGCACAATCTAGTTCTTATATCCTAAGATGCACAACCACAAATGCTACGTTTACTACAGCGCAAAATAATGGAGCTGATATAGTAGTGCCTAATGATACTAGTATTATGTTTATAGCTAATATTACTGGTAGAAGAACTGATCAAGTTAATGCCTCCACTAACGACAATGCTAGTTATACACTTATAGGATTATTACATAATGATGGAGGAGGTATAGCTCTATTAGGTAGTGTTTCAAAAACAGTAATAGCAGAAACTGATAGTAATTGGGATGTTCAAGCTACTGTTACAGGAACTGGTTCTTCTGGTAGCGATAAATTAAATATACAATGTAAAGGTGCCTCGTCTAAAACTGTAAACTGGGTAGTTAAACTAGAAACGGTAGAGGTTAAGGGTGGAGAACATGTTGCAGGTTCCGCACTGTTTACTAGTAGTCAAAGTAGTACTGGAACAGGATCAGCAGCAGATCCATTTATTGTTGCTAGTGATCAAATAGCTAATGCTAGTGTATTTACGGTTGCAGATATTACAGATCAAAAATATATGGTTATTCGAGCAGATTGTGGAGTTAATGACCAGAGTGGTCAAGATGATAATGCATTTTTTAACTTTGTAAAAGGTGGTAGTATTGTAGATACTGTCACTGCTCCGCAGTCGGCAGTGACTTACTTTTACAGTTGTATTGCAAGCGTGAACGATGTTTATGGATTCTCAACAACTGACAATCCTGGAGATATGGACATAACTAGTTGTCGAGCATTTATAGTGACAGCTGCTTCAAGTTTTACTATTACAAAAATCAGTGATGGTAGTAATGGAACTGGTTGGGCTAAGTTGCAAATCCCTAGAGCTGATACATTCCCTACAGCAATTGGGAATCATGGAGTTATGTTAAAGATTTCTGGCAATGTAGTTAGAGGAGGTAGTAATAGAGCTTTTACAGGAGCAAAATGTGTTATAACGACTATTAGTTCCGGAGTGACTGATCCAACCCCTAGACAAAAGTATAATACTGTTACGCGAAATACTACTACTGCAGGTAATGGTAGTGCTCATGGAACAGAAACCGTTGCCGGTAATAGTGTTCCAATCAGTTTCAAAGCTAGTAACGTTGGTAGTGATAGTTTTATAGAGTTTAGAAATAATAATGCTTATGCTATGAACAATCTTACTGTAACTGTAGAAGCATTAACAGATGAATTTGAAGAATGTTCAGTTAGTAGTAACTCTTTAACAATGTCTACTGGTACATGGGGAGATGATGACTAATGGATGATAGGTCTTTATCTGTTAAACCATTAAGAGGTAATAAGGGCTGTCGTCGTGCGGATATTCCAGATTTCTTGGCAGAAAATAGAAACATAACAGGTGGTTTTGAATATGGTCCTGGAGATCAACAACAATGGCACACTAATTGGAGTATGCCTGGAGCAAGATGTTATCTTGTTTGGTCTGAAGATGGCAATAGTGGTATGAGGTTTATAAGAGATGGTGAGATTGTAACATCTAAAGATGTAGTAGGATGGCAATATAGAATATTTAATGTTCCTCAACCTCATTGCGTATTCGCAGACTGTAAAAGATTTAGTTATGGATGGTATTTAGAAGAAACAGATAATGAAATTATTTTTCCTATAGGACTTGAAAATGCTGAAGCTGTATTACAATTTGCCTAATGGTAAAAGTTTTGCTCATGTTAGCAGAAGTTGTACAAGCACACTTGCTGCACATGCCTTAATTAATTTTTATCCTGATTTGCAAGAACAATGGAAAAATGATGGAGGATCACCTCAAAAGTATATGCCAGAAATTTGGGCTAATAGATTAGCTCCTCACTGTTTAGTTATGGTAAGAGATCCTATAGAAAGACTTACTAGTTTAATATCTAGAAACGGATATCATTATGATATAGTGGAAGCTGTTTTATCAGCTTGTCATAGACGAGCAGAAATACCTAGAGATATATCTAGAGAATTAACGATACTAACGTTTCATCATATAGCACCCCTATCATGGATAGCAGATAATGATTCTCAATTTTGTCTGTTTCCAGATGTAAAAAAGGCTTGTGAAATTTTAGAGATGGAATACTATCCAGAAATACAACAAAATATTTTAAAAAATCCAAGAGTAGATGATTTAGCAGTAGATAGATTTTATAATTATCTACAAGACAGTATAGGTATTTACGAGGCTTTAAAGGAGAAGTAATATGCCACATGTAGTAGCTGAACCATGTTTTGCTTGTAAGTATACAGACTGCGTTGTAGTTTGTCCTGTTGAATGTTTTTATGAAGGACAGCAGATGGTCTATATTCATCCAGATGAGTGTATCGATTGTGAAGCATGTGTTCCAGAATGTCCGGTAGAAGCTATTTTTAGTGAACAGGATTTACCAGAAGAATGGAAACCTTTTGCAGAGTTAAATCGTGAAATGGCACCACAAATGCCTGTTATTACAGACAAAAAGGATCCTTTATGTTAGTTGATAAAATAGATCCTATACAAATTATTAATAATTTAAATACTGAGGCCTTTATGGATTGGGGTGAGGATTTTTCTTTTGATGATTTATTTAAAAAACCAGACTTACATAATGAGAGATATAAAGCTGCTTTTGTTAAAAGATATAAACCATATAAAAATAATAACATAGCAAGAGAATTATTTGGAGATAGAGTAACTAATTTTATAGTATATCCTCCATATGGTGGTATGAGTTGGCATACAAATGGCCCTAAAAAGTCTAAAAGAATGTATATAAGTTGGTCAGAAGATGGTAATAGTGGGATGAGTTGGTATGACACAGAAAAAGACGAGCTAATAGTAGATCAAGATGATCAAGGTTGGAATGTTAGATTTTTTGATATACCAACTTGGCATTGTGTTTGGAGTAAATGTTATAGACTTGCCATAGGATATAATGTAATGCGTGAGGTGTAATAAGTAACTATGAAAAGTATAATATTACAAACAAACGATACAGCGATTACTGCTACAGATCAGCTAGGGCAGATACAGTTTGCTGCTTCTTCTGAATCTGATGGAAGTGCAGCGACAGACGTATCTGCTAAGATAGAGGCCGTTGCTGAAGCTACTTTCGCTGCCGCTTCTCATTCAACAGCAATTGCTTTTTCTACTGCAACCACCGATGCTAATGCACCATCTGAAAAAGTTAGAATTAGTAATGATGGTTCTTTAGGTATTGGTACAACCAGTTCTTCGTATAAAGTACATATAAATGGAGATGTAGGTCTTACAAACGAAGGTTTCTATGCCTCTCCTACTGGAGTTATGTTGGGTGTTGACGGTTTTTTATATAATGATGGTCAAACAACATTATCTCATGGAAGATTTGGTACTGATGGGGATGCTCAAAATAGCACTTACATTCTAAGAGGTACTACAACTAATGCTACTTTTACCACAATTCAAAATAATGGAGCCCATGTTAAATTAGCTTCTAATAGAAGTATGATGTTTACTGCTCATATAATAGGAAGAAGAACAGATTCAATTACTGGTTCTACAAATGATAATGCAGCTTATATTTTAAAGGGATCTATATTTAATGATGGATATGGTGCTGCTATAGTAGGTAGTGTGACAAAGACTGTTATAGCTGAAACTGATAGCAATTGGGACGTCCAAGCTACTATTACTGGTGGAGGAGCTGGTCAAACAGACCAAATTAATATACAGTGTAAGGGTGCTAGCTCTAAAACTGTAAATTGGGTAATTAAATTAGAATTATTAGAGGTTGGAGGAAATGTCACTGGATATACAGAAGCCAATATATTAGAAAATGTCAGTCCTACAATTATACCATAAAGGAGAAAGAATGAGTTTACCAATTTTGCCAGCATCGTCACCATCCTCTATACCTGCGAAAGTATATGATAGAATATGGATAGAGGATATTAATATAAACGGTGCAGATCCAAATGGAGAAATTTCTGGAGCAGTTAAACTACGAAAATACGGTATGTTTGATGGGATTGCAGAATTAGATCCTAATTACGAAAAATGGATCACAATACCTAATATGTTAGAAGTATCAGCTACAGATACCGATTTAGCTACAGCTATGACTTCTTTGGTAAGTTATATTACTAAATTGGGTCAAGCAGAAGATATTATATCGTCTTAGGTGTATAAAACGAATAGAATTCTATATTTGCAAATATTACTTAAAATGGGCCAAAATTATGTCATGGAATGTAGAAATGCCTTTGATTGTAAGGTCATGGATCAATGACCTTTCTGATACACCTACTTATAGCGATGAAAGAGTTCAGCAATTAATCGTTGTAGCAGCTCAATACGTTATTAAAGAAGTAGATTTGAAAGTTGATTATACTATTAATATTGTCAATCCAGATATTAGTCCTGATCCTGTATTAGCACAGGAAAAAGACTTAGATTTTATAGGTTTGACATCTCTTAAAGCTTCTTGTATGTTTGATCAAAGTTCTTTGAGAACTAGAGCAGCCTCGGATGGCATTAGAGCAGCTTTAGGGCCTGCTCAACTAGCCGTAGGAGGTGGTACGAGGGGTTTTGAAGTGATTTTAAACCAAGGCCCGTGTGCGCTTTATGAGAAGCTGAAAGAAGAACATCAAATCGGTAATGTTCAAGCTATTCATGCTATTCTTGGACCTTTTGTTGGTAATGAATTTGACCCCAGATATTTGCAAGACGGTTCAGATAGGTCAAGATATTTTTATTCATGATATCAACGTGAGGAATAATTATGGCAGCAGCAGATTATAGCTTTACTATAGAAAAAGGTACAGCTTTCGTAATTTCTTTTGAATATAAAGACGACAATAATAATGCAATTAATTTAACTAATTGGTGTGCTAGATTAAGATGGAAAGACAATAATGATGCTATTACAACATTTAATAGTAATCATACAGGTAATGACTATGAGTTTGTAATAGAACCCTTAACTGGTCAGATAACCTTAAAGATACCAGCTTCTGTAACAGCTGCCTATAGTTTCACAAATGCATCTTATGATTTAGAATTACAAGAACCTAACGACCTATATAGTGGTGGAGGTAAAAAAGTATTTAGAATTTTACAAGGAACTATTACAACCATAGAACGTAATGTTTCTGATACTGATGCTTTTAATTGTAATTTTGATTCTCAAGATGATTGTGAAACCTGTTAATGACACAAATAACTGTTAATGAAAATTTTCAGCCGAATAAATATTTATTAGTATCTAGAATAGATGAGAGTCAAGATATACAGACTACTCGTATTCTAATTACTGATGATAATAGTAACAAAATTAAAGTTGTAACTATAGAACAAGGACCTCAAGGGGATAAAGGTGAGACAGGTCCTCAAGGTCAACCAGGTCAAGATGCTCCTACTTTTGATGTATTACCTTTAAGTAGTGGAGGCACAAATAATACCACATATTCTAGTGGTAATATTATCTTTTTTGATGGAGAAAAATTAGCTACAACCAATCACACTGTACAAGATATTTTAGATACAGCGGGCACCAGCAATAGTGTTACAGGTGTTTTAGCCGGTTCAGGTTTACGCAAGATAGATTCTAATAATACTGTCACATTAGATACACTTTTGGGTGAAGGATTATTGATTGGTGCTAATAATGAAATTGCTGTAGATAATACAATAGCAAGAACAAGCGAACTTGATTTAGGTACTATTCAAGGACAAGTTCCGATCAGCAAGGGTGGAACAAATAATAATTTCTTTACACAAAATCGTTTAGTATATTTTGATGGAAATAAAATTAAATCGTATCCTATTGCTACAGGTAATTTCTTACTAAGTGGAGTATCTGTTAATGTAGTAGCTGGTTCTGGTTTAGTTGGTGGAGGAGCACTAGAACTACCCAATGGTACCGTAGCTATTAACATACCTTCTTCTGCAGATATTATTGTAGAAGACGATCTTATTAAATTAAGTACAACTGGCACAGCAGGTACTTATTCTAAAGTTATTACAGATGATAAAGGTAGAGTAGTAAGTGGCACAACTCTTACTGCTAGTGATGTCATAAATATTTTAGGATATACTCCTTATCATCAAGGAAATGATGGACCCGGTTCCAATTTAGATGCAGACTTATTAGACGGACAACACGGATCTTATTATTTAGATGCTGTCAATCTAACGGGTTTATTAAATACAAATGTTCTACCTTCTGCTGTAGTTCCTGGTACGTATACAAAAATAGGAGTAGACGCAAACGGATTAGTGTCTGGCGTATTATATGCAGATCAAGCTGATATTATATCTTCTTTAGGATATACTCCTGTTCCTGATACTGGTACAAAAATTATAAATGGTACAACAACTTTGGCTGGTGATGTTTATCTTAATGGTGAAACTACTATTTACGATCATTTACCACTACTAGCTACAAATAATAGTCAAATATTACCTGATCAACCAAGAGGAATAAGCTTTGTTTACGGAGGTCTATTTTCTAATAAAACCGGTATTGTAGCATACTATCCTGCCAGTGATGAATTGAAACTCGTTACGAATGTATTCGCTTCTGGAGCAGATACAGAGAATGGAGATGAGGATGATCTTAATGGTGGTGATGCTAATTCAGTTTACGTCGTATCTAATTTAGACGGAGATGCTTCTACAGTTTTACTTAGACATATCGCTGATACACTCTATGTTAAGACTAAAGGAGATGAAGAAATTGGTGGACAAAAATTGTTCACAGATACCGTTACTTTTGATAAACAAATTTATATTAATGATCCAGTTGGTAACACTCAAGCTCCTTTTAACGTAAGTAGTAATACTAATTTAGTAACTAATTTAAATGTTGATTTATTAGATGGTGAACATGGTTCTTATTATACAAATGCAGCTAATGCAACTGGTCAATTCACTTACACAAAAGTGACTTTTGATCATATACAAGGTACCAATACATATATACCAAAATTTAATGATGACGTAAATGATCCAGCTAGTAAGATTGATAATTCTGTTATTTATCAAAATAATCTAGGCGATATTATCATAGATGATAATCAAAATTTAATTATTGGCTCTGGTACTACAACTAATGCTGTATCATCTATTAGTATAGGTCAAAAAAATCTTATAGACGGTAATAATAATTTAATAGCGGGTACTGATAATGCTATCACAGGAAGTAATTCTATTGCTTTAAATAGTAATTCAAAAGTTGAGGCTGATAATTCTGTGGCATTAGGAGATTATGGATATGCTAATGTTGCTAATCAAATAGCTTTTGGTGCTTTTAATTTTAATGACCCAACAACTCAAGCTAGATTAGAACATGCTCAACATAGTCAAATCACTATGTATTTAAAAGGAGTAGAAGCAGGAAACAGCTGGAGATCATTAACGCCTAATGTTACTATACCTAATAATAAAACTTTTGCATACAACTTAGAATTATTAATTACTAGAGCTTTTGGTACAGGTGTAGCTCAATATGAATTTATGAGTGGTATATTTAAAAATGCTACCTTTAGAAGTTCTAATAATTTTACACAAATAGTTAATCTCACAACTCATCCACAAGAAGCCAAAAAAAGAGAACTATTTAATAATTCTCAAATTAAAAATCACTATCATACCTTTAGTCATACCAATGGAGATAGACAACAACAAGATATTAGAGTTACCCATCTTCCTATACAAAACAATAATGTCTCTATCCAAAATGCAGAAGATTATTACTTATATACAAAAGAAAATATAGATATTAGTGGTTCATATTATAAAACCAATCAGGGTAATTTAATCTTAGATGTTAATGAACCTCAACACTCTGGTAATTTTATAATGGACGGGAGTACTAATAAGGGTATTAAAATTAGATCCCGTAATCATGGTGTTCAAGCAGGTGCTAATGTTGATTTGAGATTTAAGCATGAGACTGCACAAGATTTAATTGATAAGTCATATAATGTATATTCTGTAGTAGGTGATCACGAGCTTTTTGTAGAAAGACCATTTTACACTGGTATTATAAATTATTATTCTGGTTTAACTACATGTTATGCTAATATTGTAATAGATAGTAAAAGCATATCAGCTTTAGATGGTATTGACGGAGAAAGTTATTCAAGTGGACTATTTAGTAATGCTGAAAAAATATTCTTTACCACTTCACAAGAAGGAGATAAAAGTTATACTAATTTCGAAATTCATCATAACTATATTGATTATAGGGGTAATTCATCTATATTAATTTCTGGAATTGATCTTGGTAATAGATTTAGTTTCCCTTCTGGTAGATTTGTACGTACCCTTCCTA